CCACTCGAAGTGCACCCGTAATGTGCTTGGCGCGATGCCAGTGACGGCCCGGACGAGTTCGTGCGCGTTGGCTCCGTCGCTTGTCGCCATCAAGTTGCCGCTCGACAGCGTGATGCCGGCGGCCTTGTCGGCAGGGTTAAGGCTATCGAACGTGGTACAAAGTGGGGGCGGCGGCGGCGGCGGTGCCAAGGCGCTGGCATCGACGTAGTAGAAAGTCACCATCACGGTCGCATGGTTTGGGGGTGCGAGGGTGCCTGGAGCGATGGTCGGACAACTGCCGTGCAGGTCTTTCAGGACTCTCCCGTTTGGAGACACATACCCTACTGGTGGGAACATCCACACCAGCCCGGACGGGTACATCACGGTGCCATTGTTTTCGGTCCCGATGCCACCCTCGATATCCGACGGGTACGTCGATCCGATCTGCCAATACGGGTGGCCGTCGCCGGGCGTCATGTCCGTGATCTTGTGCCCGACGATCTTGACCCAGTGGTTTTCCCATGGTGTCACGGCCCAAGGGCCGTAGATGGGCGACGGTGCGGGGGACGCCGTAAGCGTCCACTGGTTCCACATATCCGCCCCGTTACAGGTGCCGTCGAACTGGACGCTATAGCTGCACACGAGCTGGTCGCCTTGCAGCACGGGATAACTGGCGTTGCCGCAATTCTGCATCACGGTCGGCGGCGTCTGTGCGTCGGCGCTGGAAGCGAGCCCGAGCACGAGCGCGATGATGAGCAAGATAGTTCTCATGGTTTGAACCCTACTACAATGGCGGCCCAATTGCCCCCGCTTGAAAGCGTCGGTGAAAACGTCAACGAGCTCAATGAGCCGTTAACCTGACTGCCGCCGTCAACACTGGCAGTTGGCGAAGTTCCAGCAACTGAGTCCACAAACGGCGTGGTCCATCCATGCGCCGTATCTTGCGTAAATGTGGATACCGGACCAACAACGTCAGCCTGCCCGCATAGTGCAACGAACAATTCTCCGGCGACAGCGGGGGTCCCCGACGTAACGGATGGGGATGTGCTATTCCCCGTTGCCGACGCCGATACCGCGCTGTCAGCCGCCTGGGACACCATGTTGCTCGCATAGAATGCTGAAATCGCCGTAACCGATCCTGTCAGGAACTTAGTGTATGTAATCGTTCCGCTAGTCAGACTAGCCGAGGGCGCTGAGTAAATGCTACATGTGCCATGCAGACTATTGGGCGAGGCGGCCTTGATCAGCGTATAGGTGTTGACACCATCGGAAACTGTGCCCGAGCCGCCTGTTCCACTGTTATACTCGCATACGCCAACAATGATCAGCGAACTGGCAGGAACCGTTACGCTCGTCAGCGCGAGCGTGGCACCCGACGTGTTGTTGTTCACCCCGATATTCGTGACAGTGATCGACGCCGCTGCGTGGGCCATCCCCGGTCCGGGGAACGCGACAGACTGTGCTTGAGCACTTGCGGTCAAGAAAGTGAATAGTAGTGCGAGGGGCGCGGTAAATCTCATCGCACGACCCTCCAATTTATCGTCACCGCGCCCGGCGTGATGCTCGCCCCGGTATTGTTGCAGACCTTGAAATTTGCCTGCCCCGAGGTCAACCAAGGGATGATGGTCAGCATTCCGTTGGTCGAGGGGATGTAGCCGGTCACTGCCGTCGGGTCCGCATTAAACGACGCAGTGATGACATCCGTAGTCGCCGCATTTGTAGCCGTCGCTGTCACTGCGCTCGCGCACGCACCTGATCCGATCGCTCCCGTGCCCATCGCGGTTGCACCGCTGGCGATGGTGGAGGTTACGCCGCCGTTCGCACTCAAGGCGTTTCCGAGCGCGGTCAAGACGTTGCTGCCCGCTCCACTCAAGGAGCTAACACCAACGGCGGCATAAGTGCCGTCGCCACGAAAGAACGTCGTTGTGTTATTTGGCCATGCCGGCAGAGCCCCGGACAGAGAAGCTGTAGCCAGATTTATTAGCGCGGTAAGTTGCGCCTGCGTCAGCCAAGACGGCACACCGGATGAATTTTCCGAAAAAACTCCAGTTCCTGAATTATTTCCGGCTAGAGTAACCCAATTCGACCCATTCCAGTAAGCCACATCGCCCGCGCGAGTTGGCGTCGGCATCAGTGCGGAGATTGCAGCGGAAGCAGTTGTTTGCCCCGTGCCACCTCCTAAAATGCCAACTACTCCCCAATCCGCTGCTGTTGAGGAGGACGCGACGGGCACTTTCCCGGATGTCGGCGTGCTCGGAAACAGCGGAGAATTTACGGCAGGGGTTACGTATTGCGCAAACGCGCCGGTGCTGAATACCAAGGCCAAGAGGGTTATGATTATGCGACGTTTCATCCTAGAAACCCGCTCCTACATTGTCCACGATGGTGATGGCTGTGGTACTCGTGCCAGCGAATATGATGATTTTACACGTTCCAGCGATCGTGCCGGAAACGGCCTGAATGGAGGCGAACCCTGCGCCAGGCGCTACCGTGGTCGCAACACTCTTACCGATAATAAGAGTATTTCCGACAATCAGGGTACTGGCAATAACGCTGGTAATAACGAGGCTGCTCGTGAGTTGGATCACAATAGACGTTGCAGTGCCTGTTGTGGCTAGGTTAGCCCCGACATTCACGAACGTGTTGATCGCGGAAAACTGAGTGGAATAATTCGACCCACTCGATTTGTTCAGAATGGTCCCGGTGGCCCCGCCGGTCGGAACGCCTCCAAGCGCCGTAAATGCCGCCAAAATCGGCACCTGAACAGATACCCCAACCCCGGCCGTGGTCTGCACAACCTCAAACAGTTCAGCTCCCGTAATCGTGGTGGCGACGGGAAGGTCAACAACCCTGACAACTGCCGGAAGTGTGGTGGCAACCATTATCTCTGTCCGTCCACAACGCCGCCTTGCACGGTAACGATCAGATTGACGTTATACCCGTGCGGGTTCTGCATGATAACACGAATGCGCCCGTCCATGGTATAGCGGGTGGAAACCGGCTGTTCATCGATGAAATACTGCTCCGGACGCGCGTTCATCAGCGGCGGGGGATCGGGGCCGAGCAAAGCCGGCGACCCCAACTGCCGCTGCGGTTCGTCAAGCTCGTCCTCATGCACCAAGACGCGCGTGTTCTGGAGCTTCGGCCCCCGCCATTCCATCTGCCAACGCATATTGGCTAAATTGCCGATGGCTCCATTTCTGTCGCTAGTGCCCCAGCCCATCGGCCATGATGGATCAACTTGCGCTCGCCGCGGGTGACGCCTCATGACCAATAGCCGTCAAATTTTGGGATAATGCGGATTGGGGTGTTTTGCGTATCTTGACCTTCGGCCAGCATCAAAGCCTCTTGGTAATCTGTCTTTAAGCCTGCTGACCTTTCCGGAGCATAGACGCGCGAAACCCTGTAGGCCAAGCCAGCACAAACAGCATCTAGCCATCTGTTTACAACATCAGGAGTTTCGCCGCCAGAAAGATTGGCGTCCTGCGTGGTGATCCACGCGTAGTAATTTAGGAAGTATGGCCCCCCGTTGTCCGGCACCGGGTAAAGCGTGATTTGCGGAGTGATTTGCCGGTTGAAATAATACTGAGTTGGAGGGGCTTGAGTTTGTTTCATCGGATACGCCGCATAGTCGTCAAGACTAATCGGGTTCATGAAAATATCAGTTTGATTGACGGTGCCTTGCTGAGTGCTCCGATAAGCGTCCAAAATAGCAATGACATTGCCTGGAAGGGTGTAGGTAGCGGTGCCCTGAGTAAGTGCCTGTGAATTTGGAACTGGCGTCACTTTCCACAAATTTACAGGTCTGTTACTGAACTCGGAAACGAGCATCAAATTGAGTTGCCGCCGCGCCGTGTAGAAATGCTTCTGCTCAAGCGCGGGCATCATAATGCCGCACCGCTCGTAGGCATCAATGACGCTCTCGCCGTTTGAGATGCTGAAGTTGTAGGTTCCGGAGCTGGAAATAGGGGCCTCCCGTTATCGAGGTAGACCCGCTTGGACAAACGTTGCTACAAACAAACTTGTCGCCGTCGCCGTCACCACGTTAATGCGCATCGCCTGCACTGGCGTCGTGAAATTGGCCGTTGCGTTGACCCCCGTCAGAGCGACGATGTTGAACCACGTAGCGTTTCCTGCCGTGGTGCCGAGGCCGCCCAATCCGCCGACATCGATCTTGTCGAATGTCACGTCAATGGTCGCAGTGCCATTAACGCCAGTTGTCCCGGTGACTACCGCAATGCCAACCTGAAATGGGGATATCGTCCAATCGGGGAAAAAGACAAAGCTGCCAGTGCCGTTAACCGTTGCTGCTGTTGGCATGCCCATGGCGCGCTATCCTATTTCCTGCGCGACTTGTCTGCCCTCTGGCTCACACAGCCGCCTTCCATATGGAAACTCTTCAACGTATCAGCCAGCTTGGCGCGGCGCTTCAACTTCGGGTTCGATGATTCCTCGGCCTTGGCCAGCTTCTTGGCCGGTATTTTCTCGCCTTCTGGAACGTGCAATTCCCGGTGCAGCGCACCGGGATGCTTGATCGCCTTTTTGATCCACTTGCCAGCCATGGCCTACTTGGGAGTGCCGCCGTAGGTGTCAGCCGGCTTGGACGAACCATCGCCACCACCACCGACGCGATGCGCGGTCGAGAGAGGCGACGTGTTGGCTCCAACCGCACCACCAGCCCGCCGTCCCGGCCGATCCATGCGAGCGCGAACGCTGCCGCCGTCCATCCGCATCTTTTCCTTGTGCTCTTTCTTCTTCTTGACCTTGCCGCCGCGCTTGTAGCCGGTTTCCTCGCCGTCCTCGTCCTCGTCGGCTTCCTTCAGCACGTCCGGATTGCCAGCGGCGACCAGACCAACCCGGCCGCCCTTCTTGCGCTCTTTCTCTTCCTCATGGTGTTTGCCATGATGCTTGCCTTCGTGCTCTTTGTGGTGCTTAGCCATCTATGGCCTCCTATTAGAACTGAGCCGTGCCAAGGATCGACACGGTATTGAGCGGAGTGGCGCTAATCATGTTCTGAAGCGGAACTGACATCATCACCGTGAGCCGCGCTACGCCATTGGTCGAGGCGGCCGCCGCAGTGCCGACCTGCAGAGTAGACACGTTTACCGTACCACGAACATCAGCCGTTGTCGCTCCGGAAGAGGTAGCCAACGCCGCCGTCCAGCCAGTGTTGTTGATCGCGAAACCACCATTCCAGAAGATGTTGGTGTATTCCCACTTGTCGGACCGCACGTTAATGCCGAACGTGTCGCTCACGCCGATTGAGATATTGGCCGGCGTTACCGTCGTGGCCGCAGTCTGCACGGCGATACCAAGAACCGACTTGAACGCCTTCTTGCCCGAAACCGTGGTAGTGCCGTTCGCCGTGATGGTCTCGTGCATGATCCGGTTGTAAACGTCGTACCCAGTCACGGTGACCGCAGTCGTGCCAGAACCGATCGAGGCCGCCGTTATCGTCAATGCCCGGCAAGAACCCTCAAGCGGGTTCAGCACCTTCGCAAAGCCAGCCACCCTGAACGGCTCCCAAGCGTTGGCCGAAGCCGCCGCCGGGCCGAACTGAGTGCCCGCAGGAAGGAAATTGCTGTAGAGGTTGCCCTGTCCAATCGGAGCGTTGTTCAGCGCCGTCAAGGCAGACGGGCTAATCGTCATCACGGTCGAATTGGTCGATAGCGATTGGACCTGAGTCAACAACGGCACGTTGGTAGCGCCGGCCGACCCGGCGCCGGGGATGACGATGTACTGACCGAGCTGGAACAGCGAATTGTCAACCACAACTACCGTACTCGAATTGGCCGCCGTGGTGCCGGTCGTAAAGCCGAAATCGATAACCCCCGCAGTCGTGGCAACCGTGGTCCCTACCGGAATAATCGGCACGCCAGGTGCCCAAACCTGCACGCCGGCCGCCGTACCAATCACCGCCGTAGTGAGGTTCAGCGCAACCCCCTGCGTCGTGGACGGGGCCTGAGCCGCAGCGACGATAGTGCTATTGTTGGCTTGAGGGATCAGATCGACCAGCACAAAATACGGGTTGGAATACCAACCCCGAATTGCGCCCGGCGAAAGGCTGTCCTTATTCGCCGGAGATTGGCTCGGATCAGGGACGCTATCGCCCTGATACTCAATCCCAGGCCCGTCGAACGGCTCGACCCGGCCGTCCATCAACGATCCGACCGAAGCAAACGGACCTCGATTTAGTGTCTCAGCCATTTAGGCGGTCTCCTTGCCGTCGCTTGCGAACTCACCGCAGCCTAACTCGTGGGAAATTCGCCCCATGCCGCCCTTGGATCGTTTATACCAAATGAATAACGCTCATATGCCTTGACAAGGAGGTTATCTGTGATGTTGTCAACCCACATGTCGCTCTCGTAAGGAATACGAAGCATATGGATAAGCCCCTCGATGTTCGTGGTCAGGAACCACGCGAAGTTCGAGGTTAGGAAGTCGAGAACGATAAAGCCCTCGGGCAGGCCGCCCGACAGAGACAAGATCGCGTTCACGTCGTTGTCGGCGGTGCCGGGCCGAAGCTCGGTTTTGGTCAACCGGATCGCTACCGCTTCGAGGTTCGGCGGGACAACCATCTTGCGAGCCCGCGCCAAGATACGAAGACCGCGCTCGTTGACGAACTGCACTCGCACGTTGGTCATATTCGCGAGCAATGTGGATTCGTTCAGCGACTTCGGAGTGCTAGAGGTGTTGGCCCATGTGCCGCCGTCGTAGGGGTGCGCGGTCGAGAAGAACGCCACACCGTCGCCGACCTGACTGGGGTTGAAAGTCGTGCCCAGATTGAAGATGTTCGCCGCCTGGATTTCCTTGAACTGTGCGAACGCCTCCTGAAGCTTCAGGTTCGTCGGGTTGAACTGTGCCCTGTACAGGTTGTCATCGATCGCCTTGCGCGTGATCGCGTACCCCAAGGCGACTTCGATATGAATAAACGCCCAAGTGAAGCGCTCGCCCGCGTTGTTGTCGAACTGCGTCGCCGCGCCCTCGTCCTTGAGGTACGGCAGCGCCACGAACGCCATCTGAGTGGAACGCTCCACCGCCATTGAGGACTTGTGTGTTTTGAACACTTTGTCCCATTGCCTTGGTATCATGTCGTAGCTGCCGCGGACATCGAAGAGGCCGGGCAGAAGCTCGGAGCGTACGTTAGCTAATGAAACCGGCACTAAGGCCTCCTATGTCAAACGGCGCTTAGCGCCGCATTAGAGTTATGCGACGCCAGTCAGAACGCGGAAGCGCTGGTTAGTGAAGGAGACGATGACCCAATTGAAGTTCGTAGTCGGGTCAGAGCCGTTGCCGACGCCAGGATACAGCGAGTAGACTTGGAACGGCGCGACCGCGCCCGTGGTCAAGAGCGACTGGTCAACCGTGAAGGTCGAGAACCCGCCGCCGACCGTGGTTCCGCCGGCACCCGTCGAATACCCGATGTTTTGGCCGATCGCGGTCGCAGGAACTGCGGTCTGTAGCGCGGCCACCTTGAACAGGGCGAGGGGGGAATCCATCAGATAGGCGACGGTGTCGGCGCCGGCCGCATTCGGCGGATACCATGGAAGCCAGCCAGGAACGCCGCCCTTGGGCGTGTACTGGCAACCCTGGAAGATGCCGAGAATGGCGGTAAGCGAGCCGGTGCCCGTCGCTGGCTGGATATAGGGGCCAGCAGAAGCCGACTTAACGACGGGATCGCCGAAAAAGATGCCAGTCGCATAGGTGGACTGAATGGCGTATTTGGAGAGCTGGTAGTCGGGAGCCCCGCCCGGGAGGTAGCCGAAGTGCGCAAAGCCGAACTGCGCTTGGGTATTAGCCATGACAAGCCCTTGACCTTTAAGGCTTCGTCCAGCGCTTGCCGGGGTGCGATTGCCTGAAAGTCACAACGGCTTGTTGCGACAAATGCCAAGGGACGATCTATCGTCTCGCTAGGCCGCTCTACCTCCCGACACATGCGGGAGGGAACAATGGCGGTAAACTACAAGAAACAATTACGATTTGTCAATAGGGCATCAAATCCGCGATAATCCGCCGGCACGGAGATGGTTCTTGCGAGGGCATATCCCGCTCTCGCAAGTCTTTTCAGATGTGGGAGGACAGATGCACCCCTGCGGCTGATAGGGTACGGCAACAGTCGTCAGCGGCGTCGTATTTGGCGCATACCGCCACGGATCGTTTGGCGCATACCGCCACGGATCGCAGATCGGGCACGGATGGTTGCCGCAACAATGGGGGGTAGCCATGGTTACGCCGCCGGCAGCAAGGCAATCTGCGCATCGTCCATCGGCTGAAGTGCCTGCATTTGCTCCCGAGCCTGAGCCTCCACAACGTCAAGATACCGGCCAGCGAAGTCGAACGGACCCACATGGCTCATCCGGTGCCCGATATTGGCCCAGACGTCCCCGCCGCATTGGTTCCAGCGGATGCAGAACGATAAATCCTCGGATACCAGGCCTCGTTCCGGAATGTCCATCTTCTCGAACAGCCGCAGAAGCCGGTTCGTCCCCGCGTTCCGCAGCGTCTCGCCGGCCGGGTGGAGCGACAGCCGCGTATCGACCAATTCGGGGAATTTCTCGACCATCTTCGCGATGACGTCCCGCCGGATCATCGTGCAGCCGAACCCGACACCCTCCACCTTCATGAAATCGCCGCGGCGCTCGGTCTGTGGCGTGCCGCTCCCGGACCCCGCCCATGACAACGGCATCTTTCGCTGCGGGTAAATCGTCCCGACGATCGGCTCATTGAACAGCAGCATGTCGGTGACGAGCTCGGCCGGGAAGCCCATGTCCGCGTCGATGAACAGAATGTGTGTACTGTTCGGCATCGTGTCGTACCAGATCGTGGTGAACATCGATCGCAGTTCAGCAATGTCAGGAAACGAAAGCGTCGTGATGCCGCCGCCGACCCCCTTTTGCATGAGGTGCTGGCGCAAACCATGCGTGGTTAGGAACGTGGCGGCCGAAATAATCCCGCCAAACGCCGGAACACAGATCAAGATATCAGCAGACATTCCTAGTCCCCATTTTTCGAGTTTCGCAAAAACGTGTCATCTTCTGTATTGAAGTCACTGACAAACCCGATTGCATGGGTATCAGTTTTCCGCCGCAATCCGGGAGAGTAAGGCCCATCTGGAGGGATGCGCGGACGGCTAGTCACACCGTATTGAGTGCGATGGATCGGGGATTGTTTTTTCGGCGGTTCACGCATTGAGGCTATATTGCTCGTAGGCTTTCACGACCGCGCTACTCATGTTGGAAAAGAAAATATCGGTAGATTCCTTGCTGCGAACCATCGCCTCGTCGAGCACAAGACGGTAGTCGCGCGGAATGTTGTAATCCAGAGGCGATTGACGGTGAACGACGTTGATCTTGTCCGTCCACAGATAGAACGTGTTCCAATAGCGATCGTTGCCCCGCAACGCAGCGTCAATCGACGCCTCATCAAATTTTAGATACTCGACAAACGGGTATTTCGAGATGAACCGCAGTTCGGTCCCGAATACCCATGCCATGAACCGGTGATGATGATACCCGCGGAACGGAGGCGATCCGCCGTCAACGCCACGCCCGAGCTCGGCAATCGGCGATGGCGTCTCGATATAGCCAGCCTTCGCCACCCGGCTCATCTCCCCGCACAGCGGAAATGGATTATACATATCCTCAAGGACATGCCGCGCCACCACGAAATCAAATTCCTTGTCGGCGAACGGTAGCGGCTCCGTGGCAACGTCCAGCTTAATCAGCTTCTTGACGTTCGGCACGTCTACGAAATCGACCGACACATCCGCCCGCTTGAACGGCACACTGCCAGGTCCGATCTCAAGTACCTTCGCGTCTTTCGGGATAACAACGTCCGCCAAGTAGTCATAGACGGCGGGGATCGGTCCCCAATGCTTCTTGTCGTTTTGCGTGAGGGGCATTAAAGAAATCCAATATGCGGCGGTGTTGGCGCAGAATTAAATGATACTTCGCCATTAACGTACTTATTGAGCCACGAATTGGTATTCGTTTGAAGACAGTTCTCTCCGCAGTCGCGGCTCGCGTCAAATTCATCGCTAGCCAGATATCTCAGCACGTCCCAATAACGATCGCTGTTGAAGATGTCGCGAAAGCGGGTGCGGGTGATATTGCCGATGTGGAATTTGGAATACTTGTCGTTGAACTTCTGGCCACATGGAGCGATGAGGCCGTTGCCCGACATTTGAAGAATGAACGGAGGTCCATAGCAGCGCTGATAGTCGCGCTTACCCTCATCTTGAATGCGCGACCACTTCACAGCGATGCGGCATTCATCATCGCTCATCGCCTCGGCTTCCTCGAACATAGGGAACAGGGAGCTATATTGGCGGTAGTCAACACCTAGCGAATGATCCGCGCTGTCTGCGCAATGCTTCATGATTCCGTAGTCGGGGCGAACCTGCTTTACCAGTTTGGCGAACGGAACGATCTGGTCTGCGTCGCGCGGCGCAACGACGAATTGCATATTGATGTTGACTGGCAGACTATCGCGCCGCTTGATCTCCATCGCGGTCTTGACGTGACCAATGATGCGGTCAAACCACAGTTGCTTCATCCCCATGATTTCGGCGTATCGTTTCCGTTCGCCGCCAGAGAAATTGAACCTGAGATACGAGAGCGACGGAAGGATTTCCTCCAACACTTCGCGCGTGAGCAGCACGCCGTTTGAGCTAATGCCGATATCAATTCCGAGAGAGGCACCGTACTTGATTGACTCAACATAGTACGGGACGTTTGTGCTTTCTCCATCGCTGATGAGAGAAATGCCCTTGACCCCCAGCGCCGCAGCATCCTCCAAGAACTCGAACGCATGTTTCTTGGTGATCTCGCCGCCGTCCGAGCTTTGGAGGCTGGCATAGCAGAAGTTGCATGCGGACTGACACTTGCGCGTCCAGGCCACGTCCATCGTGATCGGCGCGATGCGCTCGCCGCGCTGCCACGCTAGGACGCGGTCCTTATACCAACCTATTTTAGTCCCATCGAGTTGAAGGTCATGCGGAGACCCGACGATCTTATCGACAAATTCCGGCATCTGAGCGGTCAAAGCTTGGCCCTCTGTTCTGGCGTCATAAGGTTTCGGAGTTTACTGTCGTCCGCCTTGGTTTCCTTGAAAACCTCGATCCGAGTTCCCGGCATCAGAGCACGAAGCCGACGCTCAAAATCCAATAGGGCAACGCCTTGGACATCGCCAGGAATGTCAGCCCCAAACTTGACGACCACTTCGTTATTTTTCATGCGCCCTCTGATCCTTGTACCGATCGGTGTATTCGACGATGAGGCTCGACCGCTCCGACTTCAGCGCCGCCTGATACGCTGGCACGACACCCGCCTCTGTGTGGAGCGTAACCACGTCAACGGTGCGAAGCATACCACGAAAAACATCAGTGAAATCATCGTCATGTTGAGGCCCTGGATTAAAGGGAAACGTGCTCGGCACCGCGGTTCGGATGATGACCTTGGGCCGGTAGTCCGAATACAGGCTCAATCGGTCTAGGTGATTAACTATCTGATTTGTCGCGCAAATCAAGAAGTTCCACCTGGGAAAAACGCAAACCGGGACGAAACCTTGCAGCGACATGCCGATCGCCATGCCCATCTGCATGTCCTCGGCTACCGGCATTTCGATCAGCCTATCCGCCGGCAGGCCCTTGAACGTCGGCGCCATCGTGGTCCCGTCGTATCCCACACCCTGCCCCATGAATATCGTGCGGGGATCGTCGGCTAGGAGCCGCATCGCAAGGCAAAGTTCATCGAAATGTGTGGTCACTTCGCCAGTCCCGTTGCATTCATTGCAAGCAAGCCAAACCATCCCGTAATCTTCGCCACACGGCTCATAAGACCCTCGTTCCCCGTTGCACGCTTGACATATCATCAGAACTTTACATGCTTTCCCACGCCCACGTGCGGTCGCGTCAATTCGTACCGATAATGCAGAACCGGCGCATAGCCGCCGTTGCCCCACACATTATCGGTCGGCGTGCAGACCGACTTGCCATTGTCCTCGATCACGAACCGGATCGGCAGCCTGTGACCCATGGCGTAGTGCACCGTTTCGGCAACAATCCCGGTTCGGGCCGTCATGTCGCCGATGAAACACCAGACCTTGCCAGGTTCGCCCCGGCGCTTCAGGCCCCAAGCGATGCCCATGGCGATAGGGGCTATCCCGCCGACGATGGCGGACGAAATGACGCGATATTCTGGGAATGTCAGGGTAATCGACCGGCCATCGAGGATCGCTTCCTTGACCTTCTCAGGAGGCACGCCAGCCAGCAGACAATGGTAGTGCGAACGCCAGCCGACTGCGATCCAGTCGTGCGCCAGATCGATGCCCTTGAACACGTCGATCAGGGCTTGCTCGTTGCCTCCGGCAAGGTGCAACGGCGCGCGTATCTGGCCTTGCTCGAATAGAGCCGCCATCTCGGCTTCAAAGGCTAGTAGGTCTTCGACAGTCCATGTCATATCCGCAATATCCCCAGCGACAAACCAGCCTGCCGAAGCACCTTATTGCGGTCCAAATGCCAGCGCCGCTCCTCCAACCGGAAATGCAAGATGCTGTGACTGGCGGTTTCGAGAAAATATGGCGGTATTCTCATGCCTTAGCCTTCTCTATCGCCTCGTCCAAGATCGAATGGATGATGGCGAGGTGCGCGATCTCGACCGTACCATACTGGTTCGACGGCACATAGAAGTTGATCGCGCCCTTGGTCCGCAGGAAA